AAATACTAAATACTAAATACTAAATACTAAATACTAAATACTAAATACTAAATACTAAATACTAAATACTAAATACTAAATACTAAATACTAAATACTAAATACTAAATACTAAATGTACATGTGATTTGCAAACGACGATGATATATTATCATAATTAAGTTGGTCCTTTATAATGTTGAATAATAAAGTAAACATATTTTGATTAATTAATATAGAAGTTGTTGTTGCAAATTTGTTAAAATTAAGCAAAATATCTTTGTTAAGTTCCAACAATATTTTTTCAAAAATTCTATAATATTCTCTTATACCACTCGTTATCGTTTTATTAATTGAATCTTTACAGTAATTTATTATAAATTTTATATTTTCTTTTTCAAAAATGATTTCTTGTTGTATACCTATATTCGATACTATTTCTGGTATACAATGATATTCTATAATTTTTATCGTATCCTCATCGCTAGGACTTTGTATTTTTATAATATTAAGTCGATCTAATAAGATTTTATCGATTTTATCAATGTCATTAAATGTAAATACATAAAAAACTCTTGATAAATCAAACGTCATACCGTAAAAATAATGATCACTAAAAGATTTGTTTTGAGTCGGGTCTGTTAAATAACATAAAAATGAAAAAATATCTTTTCCATTATCTGTTTCGCTAACTTTATCTAATTCGTCAAAATACATTATAGGATTTGATATTTTCGAATCGATTACATTTTGTAAAATTTTCCCTGGGCCACTTTCCACGTAAACATATCCGTGACCAAGAAAAAACGAAGAATCTTTTATACCACCCAGTGATATAGTCTTTATAGATAATCCTAATATATCAGCCAACACTTTTATAAATTTACTCTTACCTACACCAGCTGGTCCATATAAAGCAATGTTGTTTCTATTACTTGTAGGATTTGTTATAAATTTACAAACTACATTTAATATCTCGTTTTTAACACTATCCATTCCATGTATATTTTTATCCAACTTATTTTTAATCATTTCTAAAAAAGTAGGAATTCCCTTATCATTGATTATATCGTGTATATTATACTGTTTATCCCAAGGATATGATAACGATAAATCTACAAACAATTGATTTTTATAATATTCTGTACTTGTCGAATCGGTTCTTTTCATGTTATTATAATGTTTATATATAACCGATTTGTTTTGATCATTTGTAGGTATTGACAAGATTTTTTCTTTAATTACATCCTCTTGTACCTTTTTATTTAAAAATTCATTTATATGTATAATTGGAATGTTTTCTTGTAATATATAATGTTTCTTACAAAAAGTCTTTTCGTCTTTACATATTTCATTACACGCCTTACCCTTGTTATCACCCCGCTTATATATATAGATGCAATATTTCGCCATGTAAATAATTACTATTGACCAATATTTAATTATTTACACAATTAAATAGTAAAAAAATTTGTAAAATATATACGATTTGTAAAATATATACGATTTGTAAAATATATACGATTTGTAAAATATATACGATTTGTAAAATATATACGATTTGTAAAATATATACGATTTGTAAAATATATACGATTTGTAAAATTCGTAAAGCAATTAACAGTACCTATTTGCTTCAGATAAAGCAATAGCAATAGCTTGTTTTCTATCCGTAACCTTTTTTTTATTTCGTAGTTTTAACGTTTTCATTTTAAATTCTTTCATTACTCTACCTATTTTCTGCATTTTACACATTTTAACAACTGAACGCTTTTTAACAACTGAACGCTTTTTAACAACTGAACGCTTTTTAACAACTGAACGCTTTTTAACAACTGAACGCTTTTTAACAACTGAACGCTTTTTAACAACTGAACGCTTTTTAACAACTGGACGCTTTTTAACAACTGAACGCTTTTTAACAACTGAACGCTTTTTAACAACTGAACGCTTTTTAACAACTGAACGCTTTTTAACAACTGAACGCTTTTTAACAACTGAACGCTTCTTGAACATAGTGTATATTATATGTGATTAAAAAAAATTAAAAAATTAAAAAATTCTTTAGAAATTACATTAAATATGAATACTATTTTCTTTAAAAACAATTGTAAATATAAAAATGAAGAGTCCTTAGAATCACGAATGAAATATTGTATTAATCAATTAAATAATACAAATTGTCATTATTATAAACCACATATTGTTTCTATAAAATCTAAGCAAATATTGAAATACATTAATAATATTACGACGTTACAAGACAAAGTTGTATTTTTAAATGATATTAATAATACGTTGGTGAATGTATCAAAACTATTGTTCAATAGATTTTCACCACATATGATTTATACATTTAATAATGAAATAAATATGGTTTTTTACTACAATGATAAAGGTGATTATTTATATAATGGTAATATTACTAAAATACTTACGAGTATTACAAGTTGTGCAAGTGTTTACATCACTAAAGAATTGCAAAATAAAAATATAAATATAGATTTCTTGTTTAATGGTTGTTTTGTAGAATTTGATAAGGATTTCGAGACGTTAAATTATTTAATTTGGCGCCAATTTGACTGTAAAAGACATACATTAACTTTATTATACAAGTGTTTACATATGGATCATTATTTAAATGGTGAAACTGATATTAATAATATAAAATCAGATGATATGAAAGAAGAAATAGACGAATATATTATCAAATATGAACAATTACGCTTGTATAAAACGTTGTTGACTGGTAATATTATTAAAAAACGTAATTTTTATAAACAATCTGATAATTGTATTAAGACTGATATATTTAGAAAAATTGTAGGTGTAGAAAATTTTTATTTTAATGATAATTTTAAAGATAGTTTAGAAAGATATATTAAAACAAAAGTGTTGTAACTTATAAATACATGTGTTTAAACAGATGGTAGATTTTGTAGTTTTATAACAACCATTTGTCACTCCTATAGTATATGTCTTTATGAAAAGCTCCGTTTTTGATTGTTTCCGTAGGTGTTTTTCATTGCGACAATCTCATTGTTTGTAAAATATATCAGATCTATGTTCTACAATAAGGATACTCTCCTAATGAAAATCCTGTAGTTTTCCAATAGTCTTTAACCTGATCAATAGTCCCGGTTAATTTAGGATACCTAGCTTTATAACACGCCGCTTCTTGATCAGTCAATTCGATCGCTGTAATTGGCATAGGAATATACTCATATTCTATTGATTCAGTCGTGTTGGCACACCATGAGTACACCCCATCAACATAGTCTTTACATTTTTGATCCGATTGATATGCTTTAGAAATTATACCATTCTCACTAGATATAGATAATTCACCCAGATGACCAATAGTTTCGAGATATGTCGTTCTATTTTGCGGATTAGCACAATCACCAAGATTGATATAACATCCTGGTTGTTTGATTTCAGCACTCTCATCGTATTCACCATCGTATTCACCATCGTATTCACCATCGTATTCACCATCGTATTCACCATCGTATTCACCATCGTATTCACCATCGTATTCACCGTCGTATGCGGCATCGTATGCGGCAGCATCAACAGTATCATAAAAATCAGCATCAGCAGCAGCATCAGCATCAGCGGCAGCATCAACAGCATCATAAAAATCAGCATCAGCAGCAGCAGCAGCAGCAGCAGCAGCAGCAGCAGCAGCAGCAGCAGCAGCAGCAGCAGCAGCAGCAGTAGCAGCAGCTTTATCAGCATCGGCTTTATCAGCAGCGGTTTTATCAGCAGCAGCAGTAGCAGCAGCAGTAGCAGCAGCAGCAGCAGCAGCAGCAGTAGCAGCAGCAGTAGCAGCAGCAGTAGCAGCAGCAGTAGCAGCAGCAGCAGCTGATAAAGCAGCGGCTATATCAGCAGCGGCTTTATCAGCAACCGCCTTATCAGCAGCCGCCTTAACAGCAGCAGCAGCAGCAGCAGCAGCAGCGGCTATATCAGCAGCGGCTTTATCAGCAACCGCCTTATCAGCAGCCGCCTTAACAGCAGCAGCAGCAGCAGCATCAGCATCAGCATCAGCATCAGCATCAGCATCAGCATCAGCATCAGCATCAGCATCAGCATCAGCATCAGCATCAGCATCAGCATCAGCATCATCATCGCCATTGTTATTTTTTTTTTTTTTTCGTAGTAGGAAGTATGCACCTATGGCGATTCCAATAAATACGCATATAGATACAATTACTATAATAAATGTAGATTCACTCATTTAATATCATTAACCAATAAAAAAAATAAATAAAACATTCTTTTTTAATCAATTATTATACATTATATACAGTGTTAATTATTGTATTTAGTGTATTAAATTACCGTATTTTAAAATAACGTAAAAAGGTTTGTTCAAAGTTTACTCTATAACCATATGTAAAAGCCTGATATCTTTTTGATATTATATAATTACAAATATTTTGATATTGTTGTATATTTCTTGTATATTTCGATAAATTAGATTTTTTAACTGGTGGTATAACAGATGGTATAACCGATGGTATAACCGATGGTATAACCGATGGTATAACCGATATATAATTATTATCGGATAATACTTTTAAAAGAGCAGCTACTACGATAGCACTGCGTTGTTTTCCAGCATAGCAATGTACAAGTATGTTTTTGTTTTCAATAGTGTATTTTCTTAATAATAATGGAATAACTATTTTAAAATATTTTTCCATACGTAAGAAATCAGCTTCTAATAAACTATCATTAACTGGTATTCTATATGTTTCTATTTTTCTTAATTTTGTCGCCGTGTTACTGTTTAATAAATTTAAATCTGTTGTTTCGTAAAAAAATTTTGTATTTGATGTGCAATTTATTATTAAATTGATCTTGTTCTTTAATAAAAAATCAATGTCTAAAGCTGATCTGTAATCACCCAACCATAATCTAGATATAATTTTATCAACGGCGTTTGTTTTAAAAAAATTCATTAAAAAAGAAAACATATACATTAGTTAAACAAAATAATTGTTGTAAATTAATTAAAAATTGATAAAACTTTTTATTTATAAAATATTAAAAATTGATAAAACTTTTTATTTATAAAATATTAAAAATTGATAAAACTTTTTATTTATAAAATATTAAAAATTGATAAAACTTTTTATTTATAAAATATTAAAAATTGATAAAACTTTTTATTTATAAAATATTAAAAATTGATAAAATATTATAATCAATGAGAAAAAAGTTTATTATTGAAAAACAAGATACGATCACAACTGGAACCGAAACTGAAACCGATAGTGATGAATATTTTTCAGATACGCAAGATGTTACACAAGATAGTTCTAATTACAATAATGGTGTAAAATCTGGATTTAAAAGTATAACAAATGTGAATTATAAAAAACCAGCATCTGGATCAAGGCAAGATAATTTTTCAAGGGAAGATATATTGGGTAAAATTGAAAATTGTATACCTTTAAAAACTATGAAAGAAAAAGAAATATTGACTAGATTGCCATTGTTTAAAACGTGGATTAAATATTATAACACTGAGAAAAAACAATTTAGAACAGGTGGTCTTTTAATGAAAGTTGAATATCCTAAATACATAATGTTGGTAAATACAATTAATAATATTACTTGGAGTGTTCAATTAAATGCTACTATTATTTATATCCCGCATCCTAAAAGTATACGCGAAAAAGAAGAACAAAGAACAGAACAACGTGAAAATAAGGAAAAGGAAAATCTAATAAAAACCAAATTGTATGATATGTATAAACAAGGAAGATTAACTACAAAATGATGTAAAATTTATAAATTGATTTTTAATTTATATTATATTAAATATAATATGAATAAAAGATTTCAAAAAGAGATAAAGAATTTATATATTCAACAAAACCAAAAAGAAGTGTTAGAAAATGATTATTTGATATACTACAACGAAGAAAATATAAATTGCGTACATTCGATTATAAAAGCACCACGTGATAGCATATATAGACACAAGTTTATAAGATTAGATTTTACAATACCGGACAATTATCCACATTCACCACCAAGTGTTAAATTTATAAATTTTGACGGTGTTAGAATACATCCAAACATGTACCAAGATGGAAAATGTTGTGCAACAATATTAAATACGTGGGGTAATGACAAATTTGAAAAATGGACGTCTAGTATGGGAATAGAAACTATATTGTTAACATTTCATTCTTTTTTAGATAATCATCCTTATATGTATGAACCTGGTGACAGAGATGATCCTAGTTATTCAGTTTACGTTCAGCATCAAAGTTGGTATTCGTGTTTGATTAGATATTTACAATATGAGAAAATTGACTTGTTTAATACATACATGTACTCTTATTTGTTATCAAATATAGATTCTATTTTTACCGATCTAGAACAATTAAATGATCTTTATCCTTATGGTTGTTATAATACAAGATGTTTTGAAGTCGATAATTATATAATAAATTATCAAAAAATATCAGATACATTGCAACAATATTATAATTATATAGATTTTACTGCAAAATCAAAAAAGATTGACGAAAATGAAACTTTTGAAGAATTTATAAATAAAGAATATAGATGTTATATATGTTTCGATACCCGTATAGTCGGGTCTGTGGAAGAAACCGTAGTCGGGTCTGTGGAAGAAACCGATAAAAATATAAAATTAAATTGCACACATTGTTTTCATAAAGACTGTTTAAAAGATCATATTATATCAAATAATAATATATGCCCAATGTGTAGAACAGAACTAACCGAATCAGATAATAATAATTTAAAAGAAAATGTATTATGGATAATCAACCCGTTAACAAAAAGGCGTGTTAAAATAGGAAGTAAAACCTATAATTATTTAAAAGACAATGATGTAATATAAATAAAAAATATTACAATGATGTAATATAAATAAAAAATATTACAATGATGTAATATAAATAAAAAATATTACAATGATGTAATATAAATAAAAAATATTACAATACTTACTCAGATGTTACGACAAGCGATAATTTAATCGCCTTGTTGATAACCGACAACATCGCCTTGACGTGATACAATAACTTTTAGTTTTCTAGTTTTTGCAAATTTACGTTTTAATTTATCGAATTCTTCCTTGTTTTTATCATCTTCTTCTTCGTATTTTTCATTGTAGTTACTTTTATGATATTTCCAAAAGTCAGGATGGCCTACTTTAAAATCAGTGTGCGCTTCAGCTTTATACCAAAATACTTGTTCTCTAATATCTGAACTGTTACCTGATGTTTTAATAATTAAACATTCATGATTCTGTGTACATGCATCTAATATATTACAAAAATATTCAAAGCTGGGTATCATTCCAGCATATGCTTCGTAAATTCTTTTTCTATTAGCAACAGATGGTTCATTAAATATAAATACGTAATCAATATTACTTCTAAGTTCTGGAGGAATTCCCTGTGCGTATTGCATAGTTAATATAAAGAGAAAGTTATAATGACGACCATTGAAAAAAATACTTTTTATTGTTTTTTCTCGCTTCCAATTTTGCGCATCGTGCAACATATCATCTAATACTATAAATAAATTATTACTACTATGTTTTCCAGATTCTGATAACCCGTTATTTTTAGATTCCCTGATTTTTCTTTTTTGTCTATTCATAATGCTGTCAATTAATTCAGGGTCGTATTCTGAGTGAATAAAACAATCGGGTATAAAATCACCAAAAAATGGCGAAGCTTCTTCAGTACCCGAAAATACAACACCTGAAGGAATTTCACGATGATGATAAAATATATCTCTAACTAGAAAACTATTGTGTGTAACAATGAAATTCCCTAATACATAACGATTATTACCATCTAATTCTATCCCAAAATAATGGTCTTCTAGTAGTTCTTTTACCGTTATTTGACTAACCAATGCATCAACTCTATCCTTTCTTGGTTGTGCTCGTTTTCTCGATATCAATGTTGGTATTTTTTCAATACCTTGACCATTAATATGTATTCTAAATGTTTCACCAAATTTTTTAACACCATTGTATGCCCAAGATGTTTTTTTTATATTTTTATAAGCAGAAAATCCTAAACTACGAGCCAAATATATAATATCATCTAATAATTTTTCACGATTTTTACATTGTGTAATTTCAAAATCGTTTCTTTTACTTAAATGCCCATCTGCATCTATAAATCCAGCAAGTAATTTTAATCTAGTCTCTCTATTATTACATTTATATATAACAGGAATATGCTTGTTATTCAACATACCTAAATTTTTCAACGTTGAAAAAAATAAATTATTATTTTGACAATTTTCGTCATTTATTTTGTCATTTATTTTGTAACAATACTTTTTCTGTAATTCTAAAACTAAATTGTATTTGTCCAAATTACTATTAAAATAGCTTAATACATCTGGGTCGTTCGTATTAATCATAGTATCGTTATTATATGCATTACCTAACCAATAACCCAACATATAAGGATCAATTGGTAATTGTTCCTTTTGTTCTGGAAAAGTTAAAGCTGAAACTTGATATCCTAATAAATTTTCACGGTATTTTTTACTAAGACAAATATACTCTTTTATAGGAATATCAACGTATAAATCATCAATAATATTATCATAATAACATTCGGCTTTTTTATAAACTTGACCTTTTAAAGTCGGATCGGCCTTGTACGAAAAGTCTTTATGTATTACCTTTATTTGATTTTTATCAAAGTACCTTACTTGAAAAGACATCCTTTCTTTTCTTTCAAAAATAAATTTAGACGCTGTCCATTTTAAACTTAAAATATGATGACTATTTACCGTATAACTTTCTCCCTTTTTATTTTCTACTTTATACATTGTATCAATCCCTGAATGTGTTTCTAAAACATTTCTAGGTGTACTGTCATCGCCCATAACTTGCTCTCCGACCCTTATATCCTCTACGTTTTTAATTGTACCATCGTACATTAACACTTTGGTACCACGTATACAAGATTTTCCACTCCTGCGCTTACCTAAAATAAGTATTGTAGCATCTGGTAAGATGCTCTTAATTTTAAACTTTTTAAGTTTCAATTTCTCAAATTCACCCATTTTATATTTTAAAGTATTTTAAATTTATGTTTTGACCGATACCTCTCTTTCCTATAATTCATATTATATATTTAAAAATTTTTTATTTTAAAAATTTTTTATTTTATACGTAGATTATTTTATACGTAGATTATTTTGATATACAAATAATGTAAAAATCAATGCTACAATTAAATCTATAGTATAATGACTTCTAGTTGTAAGTATAGATATAGAATTAATAAAATTAATTAATATTAAAACTGGTAAATTAATCCAATTATATTTAAGATAAAGTAATGTTGCTAAAAATACAGAGGCAAAATGACCACTGAAAATTTTATCATAACATCCACCGTCAATTTGCATGTCATTATTAACTTTACATTCTTTATATTTTGGTAATATAGTAACCCTCGTAGTTATAGATCTAAATATAAATATAACAATCCAATAACTTAAATATTCTTGTAACATATTAAAATTAAATAATAAAGGTATCATAAATATAACTGTTATTAAATTATGTATATCATAATATTTGTAAAGATTTGGTAGATATAAATGAGATATATCGTAAACTTTGGGTGTAATTTTATTATTAATTATTCTATTTTCATAATATGAGCTTGCCGTCTTTTCTAATGACGTAGATGATAACATATGATATGCAGAGTATATTATGAAATATATAAATATTTTCATATTTAATATATATATATATTATAAAATTATAAAATTATAATATTTATATTATATATATGAATATAAAAAAAGATATTGGTATACCAAAAATTATTCATCAAATTTGGTTTCAAGGACAAAAATTTATACCGGAACACTTACTTAGTTATCAAAATTCATGGAAGGAAAAAAATCCTAATTACAAATATATGTTTTGGGATGAAAAATCGATAGAAGATGTAATTAAAAAATTAAATATTGACTGGGTTAAACGTACATATGATTTTTTTCCTTTGATGATTCAAAAGATAGATTTTGCAAAGTACATTATTTTGTATTATGCAGGTGGTATATATATTGATATGGATATGAAATGTTTAAACGCATTGGATAGTTTACTAGAATTACAGTTTTTAAAAGATAAAAAAGTTATATTATGTAATTTAACATATGATTTTATACAAAGAATTGGGTTTTTATTAACTGGTACTTCTAACATAAACAATGTTGTTAATAATGGTGTTATAATATGTGAACCGAGACACGAAATAATATTGAATACTATGAAATATGGATATGAAAATAAAGATAATTTTTTTAAAAATAAAATTAATTTTTTATATATTTTTTATTCAACTGGTCCTTTAGCATTATCAACTGGTTTAATTAATTATACAAATAAGAATAAGAATAAATTAAATGAAATAGAACTTTTAGATCAGGTCTATTTTGAAGCATGTGATATTGGTGAAGTAAAAAATAATACTTGTAAAATACCAGAAAATGCTATTGGTATACATTATTACGAAGGTTCATGGGTTTCTGAAAATGAAAAGGTATTTATTAAAATATATTTTTTTATAAAACAAAACATAATATTATTATTATTATTAATTATTTTATTAATTGGATTTTATTTATACTAATATATATTTAAGAGAAAACAATGACAACTGTAAAATTTTCAACTGACCGACACATTAGATATATTAGATATATTAGATATATTAGATATATTAGATATATTAGATATATTAGATATATTTGCTAAAAACTTTTTCGGATTGTATTTGTATTTCAAAGCAAAAAGTGTATTGTATCGACATTTAATTACATTTAGTTCTGAATTAATACATTATATAAGTCGGTGTTGGTTCAGTAATTGTAATATCTCTTGTATCTGTAGTCGTAGTCGTAGTTGTGGTCGTGTCTGGACAAGGTGTTTCGATTACAGTTGGTGTAGGTTCTGGTGTAGGTTCTGGTGTAGGTTCTGGTGTAGGTTCTGGTGTAATATCAATATCTCTTGGTTTAGTTGTGGTTTTGTCTGGACAAGGTGTAGGTTCTGGTGTAATATCAATATCTCTTGGTTTAGTTGTGGTTTTGTCTGGACAAGGTGTAGGTTCTGGTGTAGGTTCTGGTGTAGGTTCTGGTGTAATATCAATATCTCTTGGTTTAGTTGTGGTTTTGGTTTTGTCTGGACAAGGTGTAGGTTCCGGTGTTGGTGTAGGTTCTGGAATATCAATATCTCTTGGTTTAGTTGTGGTTTTGGTTTTGTCCGTGGTTGTAGGTGTGGGTGTGTCTGGACAAGGTGTTTCGATTACGGTTGTAGGTTCTGGAATGGGTGTAATAATAATATCTCTTGGTTTAGTTGTAGATTCTGGAATGGGTGTAATAATAATATCTCTTGGTTTAGTTGTAGATTCTGGAGTGGGTGTTGGTTCTGGTTTAGTTGTAGATTCTGGAATATCAATATCTCTTGGTTTAGTTGTAGATTCTGGACAAGGTGTAGGTTCTGGACAATATGTTTCGATTGTAGGTTCTGGAGTGTCTGTAATAATAATATCTCTTGGTTTAGTTGTACAAGACGAATCTGTTATAGTTATAATATCAAAATCGGTAACTGTATCGGTAACTGTGTACGTGACTGTATCGGTAACTGTGTACGTGACTGTATCGGTAACTGTATCGGTAACTGTGTACGTGACTGTTTTAAAGGAATTTTGGCAACAAGCATGTGTTTCGTTTGAATGTTGTCCATTGTGAGCAAATACCAAATTTAGTATTAATAAAATATTGTTGTAAATCATACTGTATACGTAGTTATAAATCGTTGTTTTTAAATTAAAATAAATAAATAATAAAGTTTTCAATAAAGAATAAAGTTTTCAATAAATAATTCAAGCGTGATGTATCGGTTTAAAAGTAATTTGGTATATGATAATTATAGGATGAGGAAAAAGAAAGATACACCAACGATACCGACGTTTTCTAAAAAATTTTCTAATTATCATAAATCGAATAAATCAAAAAGTCAACATAGTATTTTGCAAAAACATCAATTTTACATGGATAGGATATCAAACAACGAAGAGCTTTTAATTAATTTAAATAAAAAAATTACGGTGTTAATGGGGAATTCGAAACGAACCAATGAAAACAATATAAAAATTTTAGAGTTAGAAAAGGAAAAATGTTTTTTAGAATCTCAACCGACTGAAATAGATTATTTATTGGAATCGTCACAGATTATTCATGAATACATGACACTTGAAGAAAAGGAAATGGAATTATTAAACATCAAAGATTTAGATGAAAAGGGAAGTTTTGATTTAAATGTGATAAACGATAAAAAGAACGAGTTAGTAGATGAATTTTTAACAAAATTTGAACCAGATTACAATTCTATACGTAATTGTATTAAGGACGTTCCTAAATGTTCTGGTTGTAACATACCCTACAATATACAAAATAGCTTTTTTGTATGCTCTGTTTGTGGAAAATGCGAAAAAACGGTTGAACAAGCCAATGAATTATCATATAAAGAACGTCAAGAATATGATTACCGACCACAGTTTACCTATGATAAGAAAACACATTTAGAAGATTGGTTGAGAAGATTTCAGGCTAAAGAAAACCGTGGGATTCCACAAGAGATTTTGGACAAGGTGATTCTTGAAGCTAAAAAGGAGCGTGTTCAAGATTTAAATGTGTTAACTGAAGAAAAGGTAAAAAAGTATCTTAAAAAATTAAATTTAAACGATTATTATGATAACGTAATTGGTATAATAAATAGAATTAATGGTAGACCACCGTTTACATTAACTTTGGAAGTTGAAAATAAGATTAAAACAATGTTTCAGCAAATACAAGACCCGTATGAAAATTTTAAACCTGCATCTAGAAAGAACTTTTTATCTTATAGTTATACACTTTGTAAATTCTTTCAAATTCTCGGATTGCATGAATTTGCAAAATATTTTCCATTGTTGAAAAGCACTGATAAATTACGTCAACAAGACGACATTTTCAAGAAAATAGTTGGTTATATGTCACAAAATGACCCTACCACCAAATGGGTATTTTATCCAAGTATTTAATTTCATTCAAAATCTTATTTAAAAATAAAAATATTATAACACTAATCAAAATATTACAATATGAATCAAATGATTGCACCAAAGGCTATTAATTTTAATGAATTGGTTAAAAATAGTAATGTAAATTTATCGTCAAGTGTTCAAACAAAAATGACTACAATTATTAACGATGAATTTACAGAAGAACAACAACAATGGTATATAGCAAATCTTTTTATGTATATGAATTATCATCCAACCAATGATTATCCTATCAATTTAGAACATGTATTTAAAATGATTGGGTTTGCGAATAAAGAAAATGCGAAAAGAACACTTAAAAATAATTTTACTAAGGATGAAGACTATAAAACTTTGCTCGTCCGTAAAGACGAGCAAAAACATACAGATGAAACAAGAGGTGGTCATAATCAAGAAGATGTGATGTTAAATGTAGATACATTTAAGAACTTGTGTATGTTGGCAAAAACAGAAAATGGTAAGCAAATAAGAAAATACTATGTAAAATTAGAAAATATTTATAATAAAATAATTAAAGAAGAAATAGAAAGTCAAAAATTAATACAGGAAAATACTCAAAAGTTATTACATGAAAACGAAATTCAATTGGAAACTGCAAAAAAGCAGTTGTCAAAAGAAAAAACATTGCGTAATAAAATGCTTAATAGAAGATGTTTTGACGTGACCGAAGGCGAGTACGTTTATATCTTTCAAGATAATCTAAATGAGCCAGATTCAATAATAAAAATTGGTAAAACTAAAAATTTAGCAGACCGTGAAAGATTTTATAGTAATACTAATAAATCTGGAGGTATCATTCATTACACAAAATGTATTGATTGTGGTTTAATTGAAAGATTGGCTCATCATATGCTTGATAAATTTAGAGAAAATAAGATGCAAGAATGGTTTAAAGTAGATTTGGATTTAGTGAAACAAACAATTGAAACAATTGTTTCATTTACGGATGATCAAATAAAAAACATAGAAACGTTTATTCCAAGTGTATCAGAGTTTTTACTTGAAAATAAGTTGGATATAGACGTTAAAAACGATAATACAATTAGTATAGATGTTAAAAACGATAATACAATTAGTATAGACGTTAAAAACGATAATACAAGTATAAAACCGGATGATATGAGGATAAAACCGGATGATACGAGGATAAAACCGGATGATTTTAAAAGTTTTATAGATAATTATTGTGAAATCGGTGATCAATTTTTTACAGCAAAAGAAGAATTAACTAAAGCTTTTAGAATATATACTAGAAATACAATTGAAAAGTCTATTAAAGCAAAACTCGATCTTTTTTTACAAACGAATTTTAAATCTGGTGTAGAATTTTATGAAAATATTAGAAGAAATGTGTGGAGAGGATTTAGATTAAAACCATTGACTTTTTCTGTAAATGACGAAAATAACATTCAAGATTACGAACAATTTATTTCAGATCAATGTCAAATAAATTATCTAAATAGAATTTCATATGTTGATTTTTTTGAAGCGTTTACATCCTATAAAACAGTAAACGATGAAAAATATATATTAACACACGATTATAAACAAAAAATACAAAAATATTTAATTTCTAAATTTGCAAATGGGCGTGTTCATTTAAGTGATAAATCAAAAGCAAATCATTTATTTGGGATTTTAGGAGCAAGTTTAAAAAATACATCTGGGTTAAAAGAATCCAAAAGAACTTGTAAAAAAGTATCAAAGATTGATTTTGAAAAAAAAACATGTATTAATACATGGGATTCTTTAACTATTGCTGCAAAAGAACTAAATATACCAAGAAGTACATTAGCAACTCTTATAAAATTCGAAACTATAAAAGATGGATATCTTTATAAATATATTAATACATTATAATCGGTTTTAGTTATAGATTATAATTTATATATAATTAATACATTTTAAGAGTTGTATTTAATTTTTACTAACGTCTTTTTTTTTAAATTTATTAATCATTTTATGGAATGGATTTTTACTTTTTACACTAGATATCGTATCGGCTATACTTTGATTATCTGTATTACTATTATCGCTTTCATATATTATATTATCGATTATCGGCGGCCCCAAAAAAGTATCTACTTTTACTTCAATTACTTTAGTTACACTTGGCACTTCAGTTACTTCAGTTACGTTAGTTACTTTAGTTACGTTAGTTACTTTAGTTACACTTGGCACTTCAGTTACGTTAGTTACTTTAGTTACACTTGGCACTTCAGTTACTTCAATTACTTTAGTTACACTTGGCACTTCAGTTACTTTAGTTACATTTGGCACTTCAGTTACTTCAATTACTTTAGTTACACTTGGCACTTCAGTAGTTACTTCTTGTACTTGGCTAATTACTTTAGTTACACTTGGCACTTCAGTTACTTTAGTTACATTTGGCACTTCAGTTACTTCAATTACTTTAGTTACACTTGGCACTTCTTGTACACTTGGCACTTCTTGTACATTTGGCACTTCAGTTACTTCAATTACTTTAGTTACTTTAGTTACACTTGGTACTTCAGTAGTTACTTCAGGTACTTTAGTTACACTTGGCACTTCAGTAGTTACTTCAGGTACTTTAGTTACACTTGGCACTTCAATTACTTTAGTTACTTTAGTTACTTTAGTTACACTTGGTACTTCAGTAGTTACTTCTTGTACTTGGCTAATTACTTTAGGTACACTTGGTACTTGGTTAGTTACTTCTTGTACACTTGGTACTTGGCTAATTTCTTGTAATGATTCAACAGGGATTTGTATTTTGAATGTTCCTAATGATTGTTGTGTTTGGGGATCTTCTTGTACTTTAAAAAAATCTTGTTCTAGTTTACTTTTAATTGACCGCCCGCCTCCTCAATGATGTCTTCTACGGCGATGATGATGGTGATGACGATCCTTTAATTCAAAGTAAAGACTTTTATGTTCAGTCGCTCTCAAGGTATCGCGAAGTCTATCAGAATCTTGAGCACGTAACAATTCTTTAATATTACTTTCTGAATTGTACACTTTATCTTTTAGATCACTGTATTGAAACGACATTTGTTTGGCAAGATCGGCTTTGTTTTTCATTGCTTCTATTTGAATAGAACCGGTATTCTCACTTGCTTGTTTAGCAAGATTAGCGTATTGGTTAGTAGATGTTAAAATGGTATCGGCTTTAGCTTGGTAAATATCTTTTGTAACATTACCAAAGTTTGACCAAGACTGATCGTTGTTTGTTTTAAGATAACCTATAAGTTCATTTGTCATTTTCTGACCTTCTAATCCATTAGCATATATATCTTGTTCTAGACTATTAAAATTAGAAGACATTGCAGCACGTGTATCTTGATTAGTACGGTAAATATTTTGGTCGGTTTGTCCAGCGATTCTATATGCTGTAGTATCATGAGATCCACCGATACGTTCGGTAGCTGCTAAATTATCTCTAGCCCCAACTAAAACTGTTTCTTTTACACCAGAAGCTTTATCTGAAATGTTTTCTAAAACACTTTGAAAACCTCTATTTGTTCTACCTTCATTAGCGTATTGTGCACGTTCTTGTGTATCCAAGATATTCTTTGTTTGATCGTATTGAGACTTTAAACCCTCTATATTTTGCATACCTTGAGTTTGAAATAAGTCTCTATCTACTATACTGATTTTATCAGATAAAAATTGCGTTTGATCATATGCGGCTTTTAATGCGGCTGTATCCATTATAAATTTATATAACTGTTTGTTATATTCTAATACAAGAAAAAAAAAAAACGTAAATCCCGAACAAAATGTTTATTTAAATTAAAGTACATTTTTAAATTAAAATATATTTTTAAATTAAAGTACATTTTTAAATTAAAATATTTACCTTGGTTAATTTATATTTAATTAAGAATTTGATTTAAGTAAACATTGTAGCAAAGGTGTGTATTTTATATATTTGGTATAAGATAAGACGATGAAAATGCGTATTAATCATTTATTTATTTTATATATACTATATAGGAATTTCAAAAATAAGATGGATACTGAAAATTACATCTCTCCAAATAAAATAACAAAGCAGTACGACATCACATCAGGTACATTAAGACGATGGTCTGAAGCTGGTAAAATTAGATGTATAAGACCGAATGGTGGTAAAAGAATTTACAATATTGAAGATATTAAAAAAATTTTCAATACGGAAAAACAAGATTTACAAAAAACACCAATTGAAAAAGTTGATTCAAAAAATGAACTTTTTAATGCTTTAAGAGAAAATGTAAATAATCTACAAACATCAGATTCATCAAAACTTGAAATACAAGAATTACTATTAAAATTTAATAATTGTATGTAAATACAAATAGTTATACCCATTTATACCCATTTATACTAGTTTATACCCAGTTATACCCATTTATACCCATTTATACTAGTTTATACCCATTTATACCCATTTATACTAGTTTATACCCATTTATACCCATTTATACTAGTTTATACCCATTTATACCCATTTATACCCATTTATACCCATTTATACCCGTTTATATTAGTTTATACCAGTTTGTTTATAACTTGGTATAAATTGTACATCTCTCGATAATTATTGTTTATGTTAAATGAATCAACAAATATTCAAGTATAGTATGTGAATATTTGTTTATGTGTATGTGAATATTTGTTTATGTGTATGTGAATATTTGTTTATGTGTATGTGAATATTTGTTTATGTGTATGTGAATATTTGTTTATGTGTATGTGAATATTTGTTTATGTGTATGTGAATATTTGTT